TATGACCACAGCACCATGCTTGACAATCCCATGATTCCCGAGAACATGAGGCGCAAGATACTCTCCTACGAGCCTACGGAGGAGAACTACGCCAACGGAACGGTGGACACACGCAAGTGGAAGATTTACGGGCTGGGGGAGCGTGCGGCACTTGAGGGACTGATTTTCGAGAAGGTGTCGCTGGTAAGGGAAATTCCGTTCTGGGTGAAGAGGAGGTGGCGTGCCGTGGACTTCGGGTTCTCCAATGACCCCACCGCCATCGAGACTGTCGGATTTCACGAGGACTGCCTGTACATTGACGAGGAGTGCTACCGCACGAAGATGACCACGCCCGACATCATAGACACGTTGAAGTCCCTCCCGGACGCAAGGACGCGCAAGATATGGGCGGACAACGCAGAGCCGAGGGAGATAGCCGAGATACAGAACGCGGGACTGCCGATGATGCCGGTGAGGAAGGGCGGCAACTCCGTCCTCTTCGGCCTTGACTACATGCAGGGACTGAAACACATCTACGTCACGGAGAAGTCCGCCAACGTGTGGAAGGAGTTCAAGAACTACACGTGGCAGCAGAACCCGAAGACCGGGCAATACGTCAACGTTCCTTGCGACAACTACAACCATGCGATAGACGGAATCAGGTATGTCTGCTGGATGGAACTCCTCGGGCACGCCTACCGCAACACGGACAGAAAATCTTACAACGGATATTTTTAACGACAACGATATGAACAGCATCAACGAAATTTTCGAGCTTCCCACATGGGACGAGAGGATAAAATTCATCAGGAACGCAAGGCGCACGCCGATGCCCGACGTGAAACGGCTTGCCGCCAACTGGTTTACTGACCAGCACCGCATCCACGACAAACAGTTCCGCAAGGACATGAAGACACTCGTGAAGGAGGAATACTACGATGCGAAGGGCGTGCTGCATCCGGCAGAGTTCGAGACAGAGCCTGTGGCGCGCATAGCCCTTCCGATAGAACAGGACGTGGTGAACATCCACACGGCCTTCACGGTGGGCAACGAGCCGAAGATCAGTGCCGACACCGAAGACGTGAGGGAGCAGGACGTACTGAGGGTTGTCCGCAAGATTTGCGCTGACAACAAACTGAAATTCCAGAACAAGAGGGAACTGCGCGCGTGGCTGTCAGAGCAGGAGGTGTGCGAATACTGGTACAGGTACAGTGCCGGGGGATTCTGGCATAGGGTGTGGGCGAAAGTCGCGTCACTGGCGGGAATCAGCGTGAAGCCGCAGGAGAAGCTCCGCGTGCAGGTGTGGTCGCCGTTCCGCGGTGACAGGCTGTACCCCATATTCTCCGACAACGGCAACGACTACCTCGGCATCGGCCGCGAGTACGAGTACAGGAAGGACGACCAGACCAAAGTCCAGTGCTTCATGCTCGTGACAGGCGAGGAGGTACACCAGATTCAGAGGGGAGGGAGCGGTGCTTGGGAATACACCCCGGGCTATCCGTTCCGCCACGGCTTCGCGAAGAACCCCACCGTCTATGCCTACCGCCCGGAGGAGCTGTGCCACAACATAAGCGGAGCGAGGGAAAGTCTGGAGACGCTCACCTCGGACTGGTCTGATGCCATCAAGATGAACTTCTTTCCGAAGCTCATACTGGAGGGTGACCTTGCGGCAGGAGGTGCGGAGAACATCGGGAAGTCCCACCTGTTGAAGATTACTGGCGGCGGGAAGGCGTACTACCTCAACTGGACGCAGACGAGCGACATGGTGAAGTCGCAGTGCGACAACCTTCTTTCAAGGTGCTACTCGTTCACAAACACTCCGCTCATCTCCTTCGACCAGATAAAGGGCACGGGGCAGCCGCCATCGGGCACGGCCTTCGACTTCATGTTCATGGCGACCCTCTTTGCGTGTGCAAGGCACTGGGAGGACATGGGCGAGTTCTACCAGCGCAGGGTGAACTTCCTCGTCTCTGCCGTCGGCAGTCTCGTCCCTTCGCTAAGGGGTGCGTCCGAGATGCTGGAGGTGACGGTGGAGCAGCGTCCGTACCGCATCGAGGACCTGGCAAAGCGCGTGAGCGATGCGGTGAACGCTGTGGACGGAGGTGTCATGTCCCGGAAGCAGGGGGTACTGCTGGTCGGCATCACCGACGACTACCAGTCCGAGATTGAGGAGATAGAGGCGGACGAGAGACGCAAGCAGGAGATGGAGGACATTTTCAACGCTGCTGAATGAAACTCGACAAGTACGACAGGAGGCACAGACAGTCGCTCAACTCGCGCGCGGGGAAGGCGGAGGACATCATGGATGACGTGAGGAGGAGGGCCGTGGTCATTGCAGCCGCTACAGGCTACGAAGGCAACGGCAGCTTCTTCTTCGACGACTACGGTCTGGCATCCGTCCAGATGGAGTCGCTCCAGCAGGAAATGGCAGACCTTCTCACCGCCAACATCAAGAACGGTGACAGGTATTCGTGGAACATCTCCGCAAAGAAGATGTCAGCCATCATGGAATGGGTCAGCAGCTATGCCTCCATTCCCGATTCCAAGATGGAGAAGTGGACGGATGCACTGTCCGACAGCCTTGACTCCTACAGTACGAAGAGGGCAAAGAAGCTCTCCCCGAGGGTGTGGGACTTGTCGGAGCAGTTCCGGCAGGAGATAGAGCTGTCCGTGGAGGCGGCAATGGAGGAGGGCATGAGCGCGGACGACCTGTCGAGGGCGGTACGCAAGTACCTCAAGGAGCCGGAGCGTCTGTTCCGCAGGGTGAGGGACAAGTCCGGGGTGCTGAGGCTGTCGAAGGCGGCAAAGGCGTACCATCCGGGGCAGGGTGTCTACCGCAGCAGCTACAAGAACGCCCGGAGGATGACCGTCACGGAGATAAACGCTGCATACCGGGAGGCAGACCACCTCAGATGGAAGTCCCTGCCGTTCGTCAAGGGCGTGGAGATAAGGCTCACGGATTCACGGCACGTCCCCGACATCTGTGACGACCTCAAGGGCATTTATCCGAAAGACTTCAAGTTCACCGGGTGGCATCCGTGGTGCAGGTGCTATGCCGTCCCCGTGCTTCCGTCCGTGGAGGAGTTCGGAGACTGGGACGGAGAGAGCCGTTTCCCGGACGAGGTGACGGACACGCCCGGAAACTTCGACAAGTGGGTGGCGGACAACAGGGGACGTATGGAGAACGCCAAGGCCATGCCGTCCTTCCTTGACGACAACAGGAAGTTCTGGGAAGGGAAGAAGGCCAGCGGCAAGGAGGACGGTCTTGAAACCGTGGCAAAGGCAGTCGGTGTGGATGTCGGAAAGCCGATGACGTTTGAGGAGGCGGACATGAGGCATCCGAACCCACACTACGGAGAAGATGAGCTGTACCGCATAAACTGCCAGAGTTGCGTTGTGGCATATGAGCTGCGCAGGCGTGGCCTTCCAGTGGAGGCTTATGGAAATGTAAAGGACAGTGTTGGAGACTTGCTATCTCGTAATACGCAATCCGCATGGCTTGATGCCGGTGGAATGATACCCGATCCTATTGTCTGCAAACAGACGGTACAAGGGCGTACTGTGGACAGACGAGGGTATGTGCGCACCACATACACATCTGCGGACGAGGTGTGGAATGATTTCCTTTCGCAAACATCCGCGGAAGGCAGATATCATTTGAAATGGTCATGGGAGAAATCAGACAAGGGGCACATCATTACGATGGAGACATTCGCTGACGGCACGCGCCGGTTCTATGACCCGCAGACAGGCATCGAAGATTCAAGTATCCTGCCGTGGACAAAAGGCAGGAAGAATGCCTTTGACTTGAAGAAAGGAATCCGCGCCTACCGTGTGGACAACCTCCAGCCAAACCCTCTCATCGTGAAAGGCGTGGTGAAGAAATCTGGGAGCACCCTCGCCACACCGTCAATGACTGCCGAGCAGACTACGTGGTGGGTGAAGAACGTGACGAACAAAACGAGCGGAGGGGTTAATGGCAGTGCCAGCAAATTACACGAATGGCATAAAGAAATTCGGAAGTCTTCATCGTTTCCCATATCCGAAGAACGGACAATGATAAATCTACAGACTGGTAGAATATGGAACAAAGGGGAGGCGCGGAGGCATTTGATAGACCATATATG